ATCTGTTTTCATCCGGAGTTGTGTGGGCACCGGGGCACAGGTGGGCTAAGGAGGTCATTGAAGAATGCAACGATTTCCCAAGCGGGGCTAACGATGATTTGGTGGACTCTACAACATTGGCATTGTTAAGGTTCCGTCAGGGTGGCTTCCTGCGCTTGCCCAATGATGACCCAAACGATGATTTTCTATACAAGTACCGCAAAAAAGCAGCGTACTACTAAGGACACATAATGGCTATCGAAAAATCGTTGTATGAAACACCCAAGGGTATTGATCAGATTGACGCATTGGATGATGCTGAAAGTCAGCCTATTGAAATAGAAATTGAAGACCCAGAAGCTGTACGCATTAAAGCCGGGGGGGTTGAGATAAATATAGAAGAGGGTGATGACGAAGAGGATTTTGATAGAAATATCGCAGAGGACATGAAAGACTCTGAGTTGACCAAGCTTTCTTCTGAACTGATAGATGACTATGAAAATGATGTGTCTAGCAGGAAAGATTGGATACAGACCTATGTAGATGGCCTAGAACTGCTAGGCATGAAGATTGAAGAGCGCACTGAACCTTGGAACGGTGCTTGCGGGGTGTACCACCCCATCTTGTCAGAGGCTGTGGTCAAGTTTCAAGCTGAAACCATGATGGCTACATTCCCCGCTGCGGGGCCAGTAAAAACCCAGATTATTGGCAAAGAGACTCCTGAGAAGAAGCAAGCGGCTGAACGGGTTCAGAATGACATGAACTATCAGCTAACTGATGTAATGAAAGAGTACCGCCCGGAACATGAGCGGATGCTCTGGGGCTTGGGCCTTGCGGGGAATGCGTTTAAGAAGGTGTACTACGATCCGCAGATTAACCGTCAAGTTGCCATGTTTGTGCCAGCGGAAGACGTAGTTGTGCCGTATGGCGCGTCTAATCTAGATGATGCAGAACGTGTAACGCACGTAATGCGTAAAACAGAAAACGAAGTACGCCGCCTTCAGCATCAAGGGTTTTACAGGGATGTAGACCTTGGCAAACCATCCAACATCATGGATGAGGTAGAAAAGAAAATTGCTGAAAAGATGGGCTTTCGGGCGTCTCAGGACGACAGGTTTAAGTTCCTTGAGATGCAAGTCAACCTTGACTTACCCGGCTACGAACATGAAGAAGATGGGGAGCTAACAGGCATAGCGTTGCCCTACATTGTGACTATCGACAAGGGCACGTCTGAAGTACTAGCCATACGGCGTAATTGGCGTCCTGAAGATGAAGACTGTAAGAAACGAGCGCATTTCGTGCATTACCCCTACATACCGGGGTTTGGGTTCTACGCCTTCGGACTGATCCACCTCATTGGGGCTTTTGCCAAATCAGGTACTTCCATCCTGCGGCAGCTTGTAGATGCGGGAACCTTGTCTAACCTCCCCGGTGGGTTTAAAACACGGGGCTTGCGCGTGAAGGGTGACGACACCCCCATAGCACCGGGAGAGTTCAGGGATGTAGATATCCCTAGCGGGTCGATGCGTGACAACATCATGCCCCTGCCCTACAAAGAACCGTCCCAAGTGCTTGCAGCCCTACTAAATCAGATCATAGACGAGGGGCGCAAGTTTGCTGGTGCTACAGAGCTATCTGCCTCTGATATGTCTGCACAGGCTCCTGTAGGGACAACTCTAGCTATTCTTGAGCGCAGTCTCAAGACCATGAGTGCTATTCAGGCGCGTGTTCACTACTCAATGAAACAAGAGTTTCAGTTGTTGCGGGACATCATCCGTGATTACACACCAGCAGATTATGACTATGAGCCATCTGAAGGTACTCGTCATGCAAAACAGTCTGACTATGATCTGGTGGAAGTCATCCCGGTAAGTGACCCTAACGCTTCAACAATGGCACAGAAAGTTGTGCAGTATCAAGCAGCCTTGCAGTTGGCACAGACAGCACCACAGCTATATGACTTACCTCAACTGCACCGACAGATGTTGGAAGTGCTGGGCATAAAGAATTACCAGAAGCTTGTACCTGTAGAAGAAGACATGAAGCCCCGCGACCCCATCACGGAAAACATGAACATACTCAAGGGTAAACCTGTCAAAGCCTTCCTGTACCAAGACCATCAAGCGCACATTGCTACACACATGGCTATGGTGCAAGACCCCAAGATACAGCAACTTATTGCACAAGACCCGCAAATGGCCCAGAAGCTACAGGCGGTGGGCGCTGCACACGTGGCTGATCACTTGGCTATGGAGTACCGCAAGCAGATGGAGCAGGCTATGGGTCAGACACTCCCTGCCTACGTTGAAGAGCAGGAAGAAACCATGATGGCCCCAGATATGGAGGTTAAAGTGGCTCAGATGGCTGCACAGGCCTCGCAACAGCTTCTACAGCAGCATCAGCAGGAAGCTCAACAACAAGAGGCCCAGAAGCAGGCGCAAGACCCACTTGTTCAACTCCAGCAGAAAGAACTGCAAATCAAAGAGCAAGATCTGCAACGCAAAATTGCAAAAGATCAGGCTGAGATCCAAGCTAAGTTGGCTCAGATTCAGGTTGAGCTTAAACGGATTGAAGCTACACAAGAAACTGAAGGTGCAAGGCTGGCTTTCAAAGCTCAATCAGAACAGGATAGTCGAGATCACCAACAGGAGCAGCTAGGGTTTAACACTGGTATCAATATGAGCAAACCCCAGCCACAACCACAGAACCCTAATGTGGGCAAAGGGGATAAATAATGTATGAAGTTCATAAAGCTTTAAAAATTATGTCGAGTCGTATTGACGACAAAATCAAACAGCTTGAAGAAGCTCTAGGTGCGAGAGCAGCTAAAGACTTTGAGCAGTACTGCGAGATGTGTGGGGAAATTACAGGTCTGCTCACCGCTCGTTCTTATATGACAGACCTGACAAGAAAGCTGGAGGTAGAGGATGAGTGAAGTGGTAGATTTTAGCAAGGCAGTGGATTTATCTGCTGTAATGCACAAAAATAGTGAGGAGAAGGCTAGTCAGTTGCCAAAACCATCTGGCTATCGGATTCTTTGCGCTATACCAGAAGCAGAGAAAGAGTATGACAACGGACTAGCAAAAGCTGGGGAAACCATGCGCTACGAGGAACTGCTCACAACAGTTCTGTTTGTCGTAGATATTGGCCCTGATTGCTACAAAGACATCAACAGGTTCCCCACCGGGGCTTGGTGTAAGAAGGGTGATTTTGTTTTGGTTCGGCCCAACGCTGGGACAAGACTGCTCATTCACGACAGGGAATTTAGGATTATTAACGACGATTCAGTTGAGGGTGTTGTAGCTGACCCTCGCGGCGTTAAACGCAAATAAGGACATATCATGGCAACATCTCAATATGACGGGTATAAATTTCCCCACGAGGCAGAAGATAAAGAAGAGCAAAAGATTGATGTCACCGTTGAGGGTGAAGATATCAAGATTGAGGTCGTAGACGATACGCCCCTTGAAGATCGAAATGTCAATCCCTTACCCGAGGCCATCAAGGAAGAACTTGAGAAAATTGACGAGTCAGAGGACTACTCTAACAATGTAAAAACTAAGTTCAAGCAGTACAAAAAGGCTTGGCATGACGAGCGTAGGCTAAAGGAAGCGGCTTTCCGCGAACAGTCGGAAGCCCTTGAAGTAGCCCAAAGAATGTTGGATGAAAACAACAAACTTAAAAATATTTTGCATAATGGCGAAAAAGAATTAATCGGCTCTTACCAGAACGCTGCTGCGATGGAGGTTGATAAAGCCAAGCGTAGCTATACAATTGCCTATGAAACCGGGGATTCGGACAAGCTTTTAGAGGCCCAGCAGGAGTTATTTAGGGCAGAATTGAAGCTGGACAAGGCAAAAAATTATCAACCTACTGTACAACCGCCTCAAAATAGTGTACAAACACCCCAAAAGCAGCCTCAAGCTGTTCAAATGGATCCGAAGGTGTCTACGTGGGTTACAAAAAACCAATGGTACGTAGACCCCTCCAAGAAAGCCATGAGTAGTTTTGCTCGTGGCATCCATGAAGAACTTGAAGACCGCTACGGAAAAGCTTTTGTTGGTACTGATGAATATTTCAAAAGTATTGACAAAGAGGTTCAACGCCGATTCCCAGAAGAATTTGGTGGCGAATCAAATAACGATGAGGCAAAACCTCAACGTACAAAACCGAGTACAGTAGTTGCTTCTGCAAAACGCAGTACCGCCCCCAAAAAAGTGGTGCTTAGAGCTTCGCAGGTTAACCTTGCTAAAAAGTTCGGTTTAACTAATGAGCAATACGCTCGTGAATATTTAAAATTGGAGGCCTGATCATGGCTGAAAACATGGCTGAAAACAAGTTGGAGAGTCGGTTGGCTCGTGAAATGCAAACAAGGGTAATGCAGGAGCGTCCTAAACAATGGACACCAGCAGAACTTCTACCGGAGCCAGATCGGCAACCGGGATTTGCGTACAGATGGGTAAGGGTTTCTACGTTGAATGTTCCAGATCCTCGCAATCTTTCGGGCAAATTCCGTGAAGGTTGGGAACCTGTAGCATTGACTGAGCAACCAAAATTTCAACATCTGGTTGAACCCAACAGTCGGTTTAAGGAAAATATTGAAATCGGTGGGTTGCTTCTCTGCAAGACCCCGCAAGAGTTCGTTGACCAGCGAAATGCACATTTTGCTCGTGAGACTAAAGCTCAAACGGATGCAGTAGACAGTAACCTGATGCGCCAGAGTGACCCAAGGATGCCCATTTTTAATGAGCGTAAATCCTCGACTAGCTTTGGCAAAGGTGCTTAACATTTAGGAGTTTTTTATGGCTTATCCTACAGTCTCGGCCCCTTACGGTCTAAAGCCTGTAAACCTAATCGGTGGACAGGTATTTGCGGGTGCAACCCGCTTGATGGAAATTGCAAGTGGCTACGCTACAAGCATTTTCTTTGGTGATTTGGT